ACAAAGTATGGTACTGTGTTGACTGCTGATGGAATATATTGACTTTCGTCAATTACTGTTACTTGTACGCCGGGTGATGTGAGAGCCATGGTTGAATCCTTTTCAAGTTCTAATATTTATTGAGACCTTGAAAAAAACAGCCGTTTTGAATACCTTTGCCAAAGGTCCATGCCGCTAAATACCGTATGAGACCCATTTGTCAAGCCTGTCACCAGCGCCCTTGTGCTGTGAACTACATTCGTGAGGACATCACACACTATCGATCACGGTGTGAGAACTGTGCTAGAAAGGGTCGTGGGCTCAAGCCTAGAGAGCCACGCTGGAAGTCAGCAGGCTATAAGAAAAAAATGAGTTGCGATCGCTGTGGGTTCAAAGCCAAGTATGCTGGACAGATCTTTGTGTATCACACAGACGGAAACTTGAACAATGTTACACTTAAAAATCTCAAGTCAGTTTGCAGAAACTGTGAAGTAGAACTGGCTAAGAGTGATCTTCCTTGGCGGCAGGGAGATCTTGAACCAGATTTTTAACCTGTTGATAGAGTTCATCCAGTGTACCGTTATTGTCTAGCACAGCATCAAAATCAGTTCCTACCCAGGCAGTTTCTGACGCATGAATGCCTAGCTTTTCCAGTTTACGGTGACTTAGTGCCCAGGTTGAATTGCCATTGGCGCCACGATTAACACTCACCGCCGCATTATACCAAGTGGGTTCGGGACCACGCACCACACGAATCACACGCCCCCCGGCATTCTTGATAGCTAGAATTTCATTGGGGAAACGACAGTCTGAGATCACAACATCATCTTGGCTATGGCGCAGTTTGTTTTCTAAGCTGGCAATCCAAATGTCATCGTGGAATCCTGCTCTGCACACTTCTGTGCCCCAGTATTGCAAGATCCAACGCGGTGTTAGTGTGGGCATGTTCAGTCGTTCTGCCCACCATGGATCCACACGCTCGCGCCATTCACGGGCTTGTTTTGTGCGCCCTTCCAGCATGGTTCTATCCCATCCAAACACTTGAGCCACAGCATCTTTTAAGGTGCTTGCAAAACTTTCTCTGCGAAAGTGGTGCAAATTTACCAGGTAGTCAGCAATGGTGTCCTTGCCAGATCCAATGAATCCACAGATGCCAATGATCATTTTAACTCCCGAACGTTGAGATATTTAAGTGTATTTTGTAGCATGCCAATTTGTCTACGGCAATCCTCTAACGCATGGTGTGTAGTAGGAGGCATGGGTTGTTCGGGCCATAAACTAAACACTGTGCGGCTATCCCGTACCATGTAGTACTGCCAGGGCAAGGGTTTATTGTAGCTTTTGTAGGCATGCTCCAGGATGTTCATGTCGTAGGTTGGACCTTGTGCCCAGATTCGCTTGGCATGCCAAATTAGTTTGCCCAAGCCATCCAGTGCTTGATCTAAAGGAATGCGGTTTTCTTCAGCAAATGCTTCGTCACGCACCACAGCAGGTTGTGTGGCCCACCACTCTATGGTGCCTTGCTGTATGCTACGAGTTTCTTGGCTTTCCAAGGTAACTCTGGCATAGTATGATTGCTCGTAGTGGCCTGCGCTAAACGGATCAAACGCCTGGGCAGCGATAGTAAGAATAGTGGTGTCAGGGCCGGTTCCCAAGCCCTCAAGATCAATCATCAGGTCCATGTGATGATTATAACAGATTTGTGACTGTGTGTCTACATGTATTCTGCAAGAAACCCGTGATATTTTTCCACATACGGATCACGATCAAGTATAGGGAAAAGATCAGTTAGATCAGTAAATCCCAGTTTGTATTTTTGGTTTATGGCTTCTAACTTGTCTCGTTGTTTGAGCGCTAAACTTTCTACGTGTCGAGTATTGTGTTCTACCCCTTTTCTTATTCGATCCTGGTCTGGTATTCCAGACTCCGTCCAAGATTTTGTGCATCTCACAATAGAGTCTATCCTATCATTCATTGGTAGCAAATTATCATACTGCTCACTCAGCGCCCAACGGAATCCATCATAGCCTTCATTTTCTAAATGAGTTAACAAGCCTGGATCAGCGGCCAGGATCCACGGTTGACTGTTGAATGCAGTGACATAAAATTTTTCTGTAGGATAATGTCTAAATCCCAAAGACACTTCGCCCGAATCTCTAAAACTTGTTTCAGATACCACTCGAAACAAAGTGTTTGCAAACAGCTCAGGGTTATAAGGAAATCCCTGATAGTGTGCTCGCATGGTTGGAGTATTTCTAATTACCAGTTCGATGTTGTCAGGATTGTGCAAATGCTGATCAATCCAAATTCTCAATTGTTCTCGCGACAGCTCTGGAAAGTCTGCACAGGTGTGATCAAAATCAGTGTCATGACAAAACAAACTCCAGACCATTTGATCTTCTAGTCCGGCATCGCATAACTTCCATAACAATCTTGCTCTATTGCGTCTGTAGGGTTTGCCAGTGAGAAACAAAAATTTGTCAGCTTGATTGTTCCAGTGCTGATTTTGTCCACTAATTTTATTAATCTTAATAAGATTCCATGTTTTCCACAAACACCAATCTACTTTGACAAGTTCTAGAAACGGAACCGTGGCAAAATCGCCATAGCTGTGATGCATCAATCCAATTGTGTCTATTCCTGCCAGCTTTAATTGAGTCACTAGATAGTGCATCTTATACTCAACTTCTGGAGTGACCTGATGTGGTTCCCAGAACAACATGGCAATCATCAATTTGGCATCATGTCCTCGGCAGGCACGTATGGTTCTGTCTACGCAAATTTCTAAATCAAAGTCTGGAGAAAATACCCAATCTACGTCACGATGATAAAAATTCATCAACCAATTACCCAGGTCAAGGGCTGACTGGCGTCTACATACATTTTGAGTTGTTCGATCAGGCCGTCCATTTGGGTTTGAGCTTCAGCTTTCATGGCAGTGCCATTTAGGGTGCCGCCGCCCTGTGGGCCAGCAATAGTGCCAAACTTTTCACGGGCTTCGCCAATGATCATTTTGCAGTTGGCAACCATGTAGTCACGGATCCATTGTGATATTTGGTAGTCGCTCAGCAAGTTAATTTCAGGTTTTAAATTGTAAGTCCAAATCAACACAGCCTCACCAGTGTTCTTTGGATCACGGATCAACTGCAACTTCTTTGTGACAGGGTTGAATGTGTAGTTGAAATAGGCACCAAACATTCTGCCTGCTAGTTCAACATACTGGCTGTAAAAGTCGTAGGTGGCAAGACCGCCGGCCACGTTGAAGTTCATCAAATAAACATTCAATGAAGCTTGTGCAAACGGATCAAAGTTAGACGCAAACGGTCCAGTTGAGTCACCAAATGTTCTGCGAAAACACTGACGCACACTCACCACTTCTTGGGGCAGTGTGTAGATGTTTTCATCCTTGACCAAGGTAAAAAAACTATAACTTTCCTCGTAGGCGTTTTGTGCTCGTTGGCGATAAGTGCCAATTGTTTTGGTATACGCGGCTTCGTAGTGCGATGGATCCAGTTCCAAATCGATAATTTGACTGCCCAGCTGAAGCTGTGCATACTCAATGAGATTTTGCTTGAGCTGAGAAAGTGTGTCTTGCTGTTCTGCCATAGGGACTCCGTGTCCCTATATTTACCAACTCTTGAGTATGATCAAGTTCTCTGTGCCACGGGCATTCCAGGCAGTTTCTGTGGCTTTGATATCCTTGAACGCTTTGCGGGCGGCTGGCTTGCCGGCACCTATGATGCCTTTAAGCTGTTCTGCTGGCTTGCGCAGGGTCTTTTGCATGGTCTCTACGGTTGAGAACCCAATGACGGAGTTGTTTTTAACGGTGAATGCTTGTGTGTGGCTGTCTGCCACAAGGTGGATGAGCTTGCGTTTTTTGCTGTCATACAACCAAGCTTCTGCTTTGTCCACCAGGCTTGCGGCTGGTTGGCTCTTGAGCTTGAGTTCTGCAAACTCTGCCTGCATTTTAAACTTGGCTGCTCGCTTTTCTGGCGGCACTGCCCGGACCTTGCGGGGCTTGCGCTCCACTTTCTTGATCTGCACATAAGCACCGCAGTCGTTCACAACAGCTTCGCAAAACTTGATCACATTGCGAAGTTGTATTTTGCTAAGATAACTGTATGCTTCAACCAATTGTGCATCCTTACCTTCCGCCACTGCTTCAAACTCTGCAAGTTTGCGTTTCCAGTTGTCGGCAATTTGGCTGATCATTTGCGGTGCTACATTGAGCCCACGCATGATTGTGACAGGTTTGAAGTCTGCTGTCATTTTGGCACCACTCAACATAAACTCGTCAAACATGCCGTCCAGTTCACCATTGCACTCTGACGCTTTTTCGCGCAGTCTGTCCTGGATGTTGGGTTTGGCCACAGCCGGCTCTTCTGTGACTTCTGTCACTTCATTTTGCTTGCTGTCCAGGATTTCTCTCAATTGGT